ACATTTGATCTGTATATGTATGTATATATTTATATACATACATATACAGATCAAATGTCAACAACAATTACGTTCGGAGAACTCACTTATGAGTTCTCGAAGACCACCCCGTTAGTCGCAGGAGTTACAGGTAACCATCCCTACGACTATACAACCGAGGTGCGTTACAACAACATTAAACCCCAAGCCAATATCACACGGGCTTCCGAACCCCAACGCACGTCCTTCCCAATTAAGGGCGCGCTGGTTGAGGGTGTTCCGATCCAAGTCGTGTCACAGAGTGAAGGGGCCACTCTCCATGCCGTAAAGAAGAGGTGCGATTATCTCCCTCAGCCAGACGTTGGCCTAGCCTTTGAGTTGGGTCACAAAATGCTCATGGGCAAGATCCATGAGCGTGAAACTATCCGTCTGGATAAGGAGATGATTGACGCTTATCTCACTGAGATGAGCGGTCAAAAGCGGGAGAGGCTACAGGCCCTTTTGGATTCTATGGACTTTACATTACCTGGATACACAGACAAGACTGTGTTCGCCAAGTCTGAGGTTTTACTCAAGCCAGATGGCTCCCAACCACGTGTCGTCTACCAGGGAGGCGATATGTACAATCTTGTAATGGGATCCGTCGTCTATTATTTGTCTCGCCGCATTGCGGAAGAGCTCAATCGCAGTAATCCCAAGAACACAGGGAACAAAGTCATTTACTGCGTGGGCATGACCGCAGACGAGATAGCTGATATAGTACATCACACCCCGGGTGAGGCCTTCGAGAACGACTTCAAGAACAACGACGGAACACAACCCGCCGGTGTCAGAAAATGGGAAGCCATGTTTTATTATAAACTTGGTGCACCAGAGTGGTTTGTCAGGGAATTTGCCAAGAACACTAGTGTTAGGGTGTTTACACGTTATGGTGTCAAGGGAACAGTGAAGGGACAACGTTGGAGTGGTGAGGTTACGACCACCACTGGTAACGGGTATGTGAATGCGTGCACTTCGCTTGCAGCTTTGGAAATTGCCGGGATAACTGATAGTACCACTTTGGTATACGGGGATGATGGAATTACGTACACTAGGCAGGATCGGAGGTTTGTTAAGCAATCCTTTGACCTAGTGGCGGAGGAATCGGGCATGAAGACTGAAGGAAAGTCTGTGGAGAAACGGGAGCAAGCTACGTTCTTACGCAAGCGCTTCGTGCCCAGTGTCAACAAGACATTCCCCGTACCATCGTTTGGGAGGGTGCTGTGCAAATTACCGGTCCGGTCGAATAACAACCGGGCCGTCAAGGATGAAGATTATATGGCTGGCAAGTTACTATCCGCAGCCTATGAACATCGCCACATCGCCTCCTTACGGGAACTTCTGCTCACAACGGCTGAACAAATGTCGACGTCGCCCTTCCTCGACATGAGGAATCAGGCGATGGCCTACAAGTACACCGCAGAGGAACTGATTGCCATGACGTTGAATGCCCCTACTATCGACCCGGACATGTTGGGCTCTTTTCTCCAGACCGTTTACGGCGTGTGGGAACAGGAGCTCGTGGAATGCTACATATCGGTGTGTGACGGAATCCTTGGGTTCCAGCGTGTTAATGGCCGGGCCGGTTCACGAGCGCCCCACATTGCCCCGAAGATACCTCGGGCATTGTGGGACACTAAATTCGAGTCATTGGTGCAGGTAGACGTCTCTCTGTGAGGGGTTGTTGAAACGTCCTTGGGTTTCTGTGGTTTTCCCAAGTAAAACATAATTACACCTTCCACAACGTCAAGT